ACTCTGAAGGCACAGCAAGATGAAGTTCGCTTTGCGATGAAAGACCAGATGAAGTCCATGGGCGTCAAGTCCGTGCAGACTTCCTTTGGAACTGTGTCAATGGTGACCAAGACGCGTTACAACACGCAGGACTGGGACTCATTCAAGAAGTTTATTCTTGAGCATGAAGTCGTGGACTTGCTGGAGAAACGCATCGCGCAAACCAACATGGCACGGTACCTCGAAGAGAACCCGGGCTCTCTCCCGCCGGGCTTGAACTCTGTAACGGAGTTTGAGATTCGCGTAACTAAACCAACCAAGTAAATTTATCATGACTAATATCGCACTATTCAACCCTTCCAATGTTCCCTCATTCGCACGTAACAACGAGCTTTCTGACACAGCCAAAGCCCTGACGGGCGGTGGCGTAGGCACCAGTACCAAGCGCATCTCCATCAAAGGCGGTGTGTTTCGTTTGCTGGCCGGTGGCAAGGAGATCGCTTCTATTGACGAGCGCTTCTTGGACGTCATCATTGTTAAGGCTGCACCCAAGGTCAGCCGCATCTTCTACGCTAAGTCTTATGACGGTGACAACATCACTGGCCCTGACTGCTGGAGCAACGATGGTGAGCGCCCAGACGCATCCGCTGAGAACAAGCAAGGTACTACCTGCATGTCCTGCCCTCAGAACATCGCAGGTTCTGGCCAAGGCAATAGCCGTGCATGCCGCTACCAACAACGCTTGGCTGTGGTGCTTGAGAACAACATTGAAGGCGACATACTGCAGTTGACTTTGCCAGCCACTTCGGTGTTCGGTAAGGAAGACGGAGACAAGCGCCCATTGCAAGCCTTCGCTCGCAACTTGGCTATGCAGAACCCTCCCATCAGCCCCGAGATGATTGTGACTCGCATGAAGTTCGACACGAAAGCAGAAGCGCCCAAGTTGCACTTCGCGCCTAGCCGTTGGCTGACTGACGAGGAGTACGCAATCGTTAAGACGCAAGGCGACAGCGATGAAGCCAAGCGTGCAGTTGTGATGACTGTCGCCGCCGCTGATGGTGTGAAGACTGCACCCAAGCTGGCCATCGAAGGCAAGCGCCCTGCGGCTGTTGAAGTGGAAGAAGACGAAGCGCCAGCACCCGCACCGAAAGCTGTCAAGGCCAAAGCCAAGCCTGCTGAAGTTGAGGAAGATGCTGAACCAGAAGTCCGCAAGGAGTCTGCGAAGCCGTCGGCTGTGCCTGCCAAAAAAGGTAAGCTGGCTGACATCGTGTCCGACTGGGACGATGAGTAATTGAATCGGGGGGAAAGTTTGACAAGGTATGCTTTTTCGAAAGCTTGCAGACGACTTGTCATTCCGGTACCCCCACCTAAAACACTATGGCCTATTCACAAAAAGTAATTGACGCAGTCATGGCTGCAAAGAAAACGCCCGGCAATCAGCTTGGACGTTGGGCGATCTATTTAGATTTCCCTGTGACGAAGATTGCTTATGCGCTCGGGGTCACACGCCAAACTGTGTACAACTGGTTTGAAGGTAAGGATGTTTTTGTCGCGTATCAAAACCGCGTAGAACTCCTCTTAGAAATAATGAAGTCCTCAACGGACGCACAACAAGCATGGAGAAAGATATGCAAGGAATACAACCTAGAACCCTGACCAACAGGGAACTCATTAACTACTGCGCTGATGCAGTGGACGACTCGTTTGGGATGCCCAAAGAGTGGCAGAAAGAACTATTGCGCCGATTTGTAGCACTTTCCCCAACAGACGAACACCCGTTCATCGACCCAAACCAACAAAACCTTTTCTGATTAAGGCGGACAAATATGGAACCGCTTGAGTTTGTAGCGGCTGTTTTGCCACCGCCCGGAAATGGGCGCTATTGCGTGGTGGAACTTTCAAGAAAAAAAGAACATGCTTATGTTCACACACTGGAGGAAGCACAGCCTTTCATCGACAGATGGAAGCAATCGGGTGAAGACATTTACTTTGCGCTAGGTACATTCGGGGAAAACGAGAACAATCGGACTGCTGAGAATGTGCAGATGGTCAAGACCTTTGCCATCGACGTAGACTGCAACCATCCCAAGGATTTGCCGGATGCGAAAGGCAACATCAAGCCCAAGGCATACGCCAGTGCGAAGCTGGCAGCACAGGCCATCATGGATTTTGCGGAGACTACAGGGCTGTCGGCTCTGGGTGACCCGTGGATGGTGGCATCTGGCGGTGGTGTGCACGCATACTGGCCGATCACGGAAGCTGTGGATGTCAACGAGTGGAAGCCTGTGGCCGAGGCGTTCAAGCGTATGTGCTACCAGAACAAGCTGGACATTGACCCAACAGTGACGTCTGACGCATCCCGCGTTCTGCGTATCCCTGCCACGATCAATACGGGCATCAAAAACAAGAAGAAGGTGCGGGAGCAGACCAACGTGCGCTTCATGAGCGAAGGTGCTATGTTTGAGTTGGCCGACATCCGTGCTGTGGTTGAGAAGAACCTGATCGGCACGCAGTACGAAGTCCAAGCCAAGCAGCCTAACAATGTGGTTGAACTACCCGGTACTAGACCATCCGCACCCAGCGCAAGTCAAGTCAAGTTGTTTGAGAACAGCGTCACGCGCTTCAAGAACATCGTGGTCAAGACCCGTGCAGGGACAGGCTGTGGCCAGATCGCACACTACGTGGAGCACGCTGAGCAGGACGGCATGGAACCCCTGTGGCGCGGTATTCTTTCGTGGACAAAGGTATGTGTGGATGGCGAAGGCGCATCGAAGTGGATCAGCGACATGCACCCGTACAGCGAAGACCGCATGCGCACCAAGCTGGCTGAGATCAAAGGCCCCTATCCCTGCACGAAGATGGACTCGGAAAACCCCGGAGTCTGCCCAAGTTGTCCACACTGGGGCAAGATTACAAATCCGCTACTCTTTGGCCGCGACATGGCGGTGACCACAGTTGAAAGTGTGGTGGAGCTACCCCGCGTTGGAATGGACGAGGAAGTCAAGAAAGTGCTTCGCCCTGAAGCACCCCGTGGCTACGCTTATGGCGAGCGTGGTGGTATTTTTATTCAGAAGGAAGACGAAGATGCGCAGGGCAACAAGGTCATGCGTAGCGTTTTGATTATTCCCTACGACCTTTTCCCTGTGGACATCTTGAGCCACAACGGAGAGCACACAGTACACCTCATGGCCATCAGGCGTGAGGGCGTACAGAACATCACGATGGCTCAGAAGGCTGTTGTGAGCCAAGACGAAACAGTCAAGGCACTGGCCAACCAGAACATCGTTGCATCGTTCGGTCGAGGCAACGACAAGAACCTGTTTGACTACGTACGCGCAAGCGTTGAGAAGATGAGCAACGACAAGTCACCCGTCAAAGTGCCAGCCAACTACGGCTGGCAAGAAAATAGTACTTTTGTTTACGCTGGTAAAATCTACAGTGCCACATCCGCGCCTGTGGAAGTGCCGATGCCCGGCTTAGAGAACATTGTGGCCAACACCAAACCCAAGGGCTCGATCGAGAACTGGGTGACGTTCATTAAGATGCTTATAGCAAAAAAGCTATACGGCCATCTGTCTGTTGTTCTGGCAGGGGCTAGTGCACCCTTCATGCGTTTCACAGGTATCTACGGCATGACCTACCACTGCGGCTCAACCGAGTCTGGTACAGGTAAGTCACTGGCACTGGAAGGGGCGGCTTCGATCTGGGGTCACCCAACGCACTACCGCACAGGCAAAAGCACTTCTCCTGTTGCAATGCAGCAACGCCTTGGTCTGCTGCAAAGTCTACCCTTGGTAACGGACGAGATAACCGCCAAGAACCGCAAAGATTCTGAGTGGTTTCCTGAGTTCCTACTGGACATGACCGAGGGTCGCGGCAAGGAGCGTATGGAGTCAGGCGCTAACAAGGAACGATTGAACCTTTCTATTTGGCAAACAGTGGCCATCATGTCCTCCAATACCCACGTTGTGGACTATCTAACAGGCTCCCGCAAGCACTCGTCCGAGGGTGAGATGCGCCGCGTTTTGGAGTTTGTCATGGACGAAGAACTGTCATGGGAGCCCCATGAAATTGAAGTTATCAAATCCCTGCAAGAAAACTATGGCGTAGTTGGCCACGAGTTAGCTGAGTTCTTGGCCAAGAATGTACCGATGCTCAAGACCCTTGTGCCTGATGTCGTGCGTAACTGCTACAAGGATTTCAACGCTACCAACGACGAGCGATTCTGGATGGCCGGTGTGGGCACAATCATGACGGCAGGCGCAATACTCGGCAATAAGTATCTGAACATTGTTGACTTCCCACTCAATGAGATTAAGGAATTTTTGAAAGGCCGTGTCAACGTAGCCCGTGGCACAGTCAGGACAAGTAAGCGCAACGCAGAGGATGTACTCAACGGCTTCATCCAAGAGAACTACGGCAAGTTTGTGGTAGTTCGTTTCAACGCCAAGTCAGGTGCTAGTGCTTTGCTTGGGGATACCGCTTTGATCGACTCGTCTACTACCCGTTCGGTAGTTATGGGGCGCGTGGAGCACGGCGTAACAGCCAACCACGTTGACTTCTTTATCGAGGAACGCTTGCTGAAGACCTTCTGCTCTAATATGAGCTTTGGCTACGCTGACTTTAAGCGCCAGCTTGAGAAACAATTTGTAGTGTCCTACATGCCTAAGAAAGACCTGATGGCAAGAACCAGTGGCCCACCCATGCGGGTGTCCACCATGAAAATTTCGAGAGAAATTTCTAGCTTGGATGAAGAAGTTATCAATCCAGTATCCGTGGCAGCGGCTTGAACGGGGGCAGGGGTTCTTTGTCCCCTGCATCGACACTGCGGCTGTTAGAACCGAGGGCTTGAATAAGGCCCTCGGCTTCCGTTTGTTTGATGCCCGAGCCAAGATTGGGATCAGGGACGGCTTTACTGGCGTGTGGTTCTATCGACTGCCTTAAGGAAGGCACGGGCGTAATCCGTCTGCGCCTTGTCGATACGTGCCAGCAACTCGTCTTTTTGCTCGGTGGTCAACGTGGGCGATGCCACAATCTGACGGCGGTACTTAGCAAACTTACCAAGCTTTTGCTGTACTGAGCCTGACACCGATGCTGCTCCCAACTTGTCTGCATATTCTTGTGCAAACGCTCTGGCTTCGGCTGTCTTACCCTGCTCCACGAGGCGGTTGAAAGAACCTTTGGTCTGCTGAATACTGTCCATCATGTCATACGCTTCATCAAGGGTGCCCCTGCCTTCAACGGGCTGGAACAAACTACCGATGATTGGCATCTTGCTGGCCTTAAGCGTAGGCTTAGCAACGTCTTCTTTCATCTCCATGTTCAGTATCGGGTTGGCCAACTGCACAACAGCAATACCCATACCGCCGGTATAGCCGCGGATCAGGTAGTCAATACCGATAGGCGACAAGCCTTCTTTGCCCGTGATCTGTTTGATCGTTTCGCTACCTGTAATACTACCAAGCAACTTGGCAAACTCTGTGGTGGACTCACGCGCACGCTCACCAGCCAGCATCTTCTGTTCACGTTGTGACTCGATAGCCCCGCCAAAGAAAGAAGTGCCAAGATAGACTTCAGTAAGGGGTTTGATAGCCTGTGGCAAAGCAAACGGATTGGTCTGCGCTACAAGTTTGAGCCAACCGCCCACTGCCTTGGATGCCTTCTCGTCGTTGGACGCCATATCCCATACAGCTTCGGGCAATGCTTTGAACAAGTAACCCAATTCAAACGGGATAGGTACGCGTACAGGCTCATCAAAGCCGGGAAGGTATACGAACCAACTACCATAGCGTTCTTCAGGCTTGGCGCGTTTATATGCTTCGTCGTCGGACATCATGGCAGCATAAGCCAATGTGCCTGCGGCAATCATCAAGCCACGAGCCATCATCTTTTGCTTGATCTTAAGCTGTTCACTAAACGGCATCTGGCCTGTGTATGCGCGGTACAGCACATCCAGACCCTGAATCTGAGCGTTAAAGAACGGGATAACAATCGACAGCGCTTGCATGCTAGGCGACAAACCACGGCGGCCAAAGTTCATGGACTCTAGCGTACGCAGAAGCGCGGCTTGCTCGGACATCCCTTTGGCTAGGGAGTCTTTGTATACGACGGCACGGGTAGACGCATCGCCTTGCATAGCAAACGCATCTAGTTTCGCCATAATTTTAGTCCAGCCAGATTTGCCAGAAGTTATGTCTTTGAGGAATTTAGACGCATCACGCTGGTCGCCTGTAAACACGTTGGTACTGATAGCACCCGTGCGCATTAGCTTAGCTTCGACTTCACTGCGTCCGGCCACCATACTGGCCAATTCTCTAAATGAACTGAGCACTGGTGTAGCGTCTGTACCCGTAGTCAGCCAAGCATTCAAAGGATCACGTATGGTTTGACGCACAGCATAAGCTGGGTTGCGTGTCACAAACTTACGCAGAATGTCCGCAGGGATACCCATCATCTTGATGGCCGCGGGCATCGTTGTCTTGATACCTTCCATACCTTTGATGACGAGTTCAGCGGGGATACCGTAAACCTCTTTGTCGATGAAAACAAAGTGGTCTTTGCCGTTAACTTTAAACCGCACAGTACTGTCGCTTGCGGGGCCAGAGCCTTCTCCAAGCGCTGAAGCCATGCCCATCTTCTTGAGCAAGAACGCAGACTCTTTAACCATCTGGTTGCGTAGTGCCAAGTCAGTCAGCATGAACGTGTTCTGCACCGAGCTTGTAAAGATTGGCAAAATGTTCTTATTGCCGCCCACCAACTCTTTAAGTTGTGGCTCAGTCTTAACGTTACCAATCCTTACAGGCGTCTCTTTGTCGACCATCAACTCAATGTTGCCACTGTTGCTGTTGACGCGGTAGTACGGGATGTAGGGCACGGACTTGAGTTCTTTGGCTAGCTTCTCAGTGATAGCGCCTGTCTGCACAAGGAAGTCAATCTGGCCATCGTTGAACTCTTTGTAGATACGGGCGGCTTCAAGCACCGCGTCTTTCTTTGTCTTGTCGCTGTTGAGCAAACGCATGACATCGTTGTACTCTTTCTCAGCCAGAGCAGGATTCTCGTAGTTGAGCTTCTGCCAGCCCTTGACTTTGGCACGCTCGCCTGCCACGTATGCTGTCAGGATAGCTTCGGCTTCTGAGTCGTTGGCAAACTTTCCCTTGTGCAAAGCTTCTGCCACTTCAACCATGTTAGCGCCCTTGACGCTGTCGTACACGTAGCCACCACCTTCGCCTTTGCGTAAGATAAGTTTTCCGTTGGTCAGCGCTTGACCCGCATACTGGCTGCGTTGTTGGCCGAATCGTAGATAGAACTCTGCGTTCTGTGCTTCCAAGGAAGTGATGACGTTGTTGGCTACGCCACGTTTAAAGGCTTCAGATAGGGCTGCGTCTTTGTCTACAAACTGCACACGGCCTGTGAGCCCCATGATGTTGCCGAGCAACTGGTCTTTAAGGGTTGGTTCCTTGGCAATAAAAGAAGCGCCATACTGCGTGGGTTCTTTCTTGGTACGGAAAGCCATCTCCCCATCAGCCGATCTGTACGCACCGATTGTCTTGTTCTCAAACGCTTTGCGAGATTGCTTCAGTGCATAGAAGACGTCAGATGTTGAT